GTAACAGAAGTTATGGAAGCCGGTGTATGTGTAAGCGTGAATGCTGTTGTTGTTCCATCACCTGTGAAAGAATCAGATGTACTTGTGGTTTCAGAAATAACAGGAACCTGTACGGCCTGGAACCAGTTGCTGTAAACTTCATTGGAAGTTGTATCAGTGGTTCTGGATTTCACAATATCAGTTGCCGGAACAGGTGCAGCGGCAATTGTAATGGTTTCTGTCTGTGGTGTTTTGGAATCCTCAACAGTATTTCCTTCAACAGAAGGTCTTGAAGCCGTACAATTGTACATTGCATGACGCACCTTCTTTGCATCACCGGAAAACTCAAAAAGAAGTGCAAAAGGTGATACCTGTGCTGTGGATTTTTCTGTTGCAAGCCCCTGTGAATCAAGGATTTCACCAAGGCAATCCTGTTTGAAGGAATCAGGGATAAGTGCCAGTTCCAGATCACCTGAATATCCGGCATTGTTTGCAACTACATAGTAAACGGAATCATCCGCATAAAAGTTTTCATTCTCACCTTCCGCATCCATGGAAAGTGATACAGCACCAGGAAGCCTTACAGGCGTTCCATAAGTGATGGTGCCGTTTTCGGCAATTGTTGCCGGTGCATAATAGCAATTTTTCAAGCCAAACTTAACTTTATTTGCCATTTTTATTACCATCCTTTCATAAATAAAATACTGTTTGCATCAAGTTTTCAGAATCAATCTTTGCCTGTGGTCCACGCCGCCAATAAATTTCAGCCGCATCCAACAGATCTGTAAGATTGGATTCCATTCCGGGATCATAACCGGGTGTTTAAAGTTCAATGGTAAAATGTTTACTGGAATACCATACCTTATCATCAGCACCAAACTGATCCGGTTGATCCTCATAATAAGCAATGAAGATATCAGTTCCAGGCGCACTGTCAAATTCCATATAGGCGTATGGTACACCGTATTCACTTTCCATCTGATCCAGAATGGATGTAATTACTTCCGGTGTTAAAACTGTCATAACTTCATCCCTTTCACTTCTTCTGTAAATTCCTGTATTGCTTCCTGTTCAGCCGGGTAAATGTGCTGTTGCACTTTTGAACGCTTTCCAGCATTCTTACCCTTTGGAATAATATAACCGTGTTCCAGAAGATGTGTAAGCTGGTAATGCTTTTTGTTTCTTACGGTGAATTCCTTCCTGAACATTGCTGAACCTGTTTCCTCATAGCCCCATCCTTTGGCATAAGAACCAGGTGGATACTTTCTGTTCATTCCATCATTCCTTACAGGTGATGTGGCTTGAAGCTTCTTTGATGTATCCTTTGCCGTTTTTTCAGCGGCTTTATTCACCTGTTCAGTAACTTCAGTATTCAGTTCTTCCAAGGTATCCCTTACTTCAGCTTCAAGCTGATCCGGGGCAATTCTTACTTTTCCTGATACCTTACTCACTGTTTCCCATCTCACATTCTACCGTTAAAACGGTTCTGTCACCCTTTTTGGAAGCCAGGGTAATTGTATAGATCACAGCCGTTTCCGATTCATCCAGCTTAAAAAGCTTTTCACCGGAATATTCTGTTGACATTACTTCATATTGTGCCAGCTTCCGGTTATCATTCACGGCCGCCTGTTGCTGAAGGGAAGCGTTATCATAAAACCTGTTACAATACACCTTTTTCCAGTTCGTTACAGCCTTCTGGTTGTGGTACCGGTCCATTGTGTATGTATTGGTTCCAAGGTAACCAACGCTGTTGAATCTCACGGATCATCACCTTCTTCCGCAACAGTGTATTCCTGTTTGCTACATAAAGCGTGCTTCAGATTGATGTACGCATTCTGAAAGGTGGAAGCATCTGAATTATCATATCCATAAAAACCTTTTACATAAAAGATGATGCACTGACGGATCAGCGCATCATCTTCAGTAATCTTATCTTCCAGGATACCGGATGATTCCAGGTCTTTCTTTGCGGCATCAATCAATGTTTGTGCTTCAGTGGTAAGCCCTGTATCAGCACTTGTGGTGCGTAAGGCAACCAGAACTTCATCAATCAATGCCATATTGACCACCTTTCATTAGCCGTTTGCAGCCTTCACACGGATGGTAACAAGGCTGGATTTATCAACAACCTTTCCATCAACAAGCATAACAGCCTTTGTAACCTGATCATCAGTATCATTATCTTCATAGGTTTTTACAGTCATACCAAGATTGGTGTTCATGATGTAATCCTTGAAGTTGAACAAGAACGCTGTTACAGCACCAGCGGAAGCGGAAGATGCAGCCGGTGTTGCACCAACATACTCACAAAGAACAACCTTTCTTCCAAGAAGTGTTCTTTCAGGCTTTCCATCAAGACCATAATTGATGCGTGCAATAGGCTGTTTGTTATCATCAACCATTCCAATGAATGCCATGAACATCTTCTTGCTCATGCACCATACCGCACCATTTTCATATGCCAAAGGAAGTGCAGCTTCAGCGGCAACAAGATCAGCATACTTAACATCAGTAATTGCACCAGTAACATTAATTACCTGGCCGCTTTCTTCAGTTTCAGCAAGGATTCCTTTAGGCTGGCCGGATCCAGAACCGTTGATGATTGCATTTTCAAGCGCACGTGTGATTGCTTCAGCAACATTGTTGGTAATCATGTTTTCAAAAGCACTTAATGCCATCACATCCATTTCAAGAGTGATTGCAACCTTAACCTTAAGCTTGTAATAGCTGAAGGTAACCATGCTGGCTGTCTTAACATCAAGTCTTCTTGCGCCACCGGTAGGATTAGTGGAAGCGTTGTATGCTGTTACATCAGTGCCTTCAGCAACCCATTCAGCCTGTGGCTTAACAAGGGAAACAGGGATTGCAACGCCGCCCTTGTAAGAAGTCTGTGTTACTAAAGGAAGAATCATGCCGGAAGCCTGAAGCTTCTCAATGATACGATCAACAACAACCTGTGGAATTACAGCACTTCCTTCAGTTGTTCCAGTAACAGTTGCACCATAGTTTACAGGTGCCTTACCGCCATTCAGAACATAGTTCATGAATGCTTTTCTGTATTCCATGCTGTTTGTAGGCTCATCATTCTGATCAAGAACATTGCCAACCTGTGCCTGTACAGGAACAACCTGTGCCGGTGCCTGGTCCATGTTTACATGTGCTTCCATTGCAGAAATGTTTGCAGCAACCTTTACTTCCTGATCATACTGATCCTTGAGTGCTTCCGCATCAGCAAGCTTCTTGTTGGCATCTTCTACCTTGCCATCCTTAAGAAGATTCTTTGCTTCAGCCAGAAGGCTGTTCTTTTTGGTTTCAAATTCCTGTTTTGTCATTTGTTTAATCCTCCATTTCAAAAAGTTTTATTTTTGCAGCTGTCAAATCAGCACCTTCTGGCTGATGATTGACCAATTTTTCAACACGCCTGATAACATCTTCAGGGATTACATTGCAGCGTGTGTTCAAAGCCCCGGCAATCAATGATTCATCCGTTTCCGGAATCAGTTCATCAACAAAGCCCTGTTCAATGGCCGCCGTTGCTTCAATGGTAGTTTCTGCATCCATCATCTTCAGGATGCTTTTTCTATCCATGCCGGTTTTCAGAACATAAGCGTTTGCCATGGTCTTTGTCAGTTCCTGAAGTGTTCTGGAAGCCTTATCCATTTCATGATAATCACCAGAAACACCATCCATGGATACGTTATGAACCATGATGGAAGCTGTTGGTGCAATGCGGTTATGCCTTGCCATTGCAGCCACACTTGCAGCACTTGCCGCCTGGCCAACAATATCAATTGTCAGTTTGCCGGGATAAGTGTGCAACAGGTTGTACAGTTCGGATCCGGATGTTACATATCCACCCGGTGAATTTACTTCAACCTGTACTTCATCACCGGCTGCATCATCTAAATCCTTCTGAAGTTTGCCGGGTGATGTGGCTTCTACATCAAAAAGATCATAGATCCACTGGTAATCATTGGGAATGATGATTCCCTTAATTGCTGTTTTCTTCACCTTCTTCACCTTCCTTTCCTTCAGAATTTCCAGCTGCATCTTCTGTTACCACGGCTGTATCCAATCTTCTGATAGGCTGTTCACCGCCTTCAATAGGACCAAGGCCAAGTGTTTCACGCCATTCATTAGGCGTAAGTGCGCCACGGTCAACCATTGCCTGTAATGATAACTTCGTTTGCATGGATGCAAACTGAAGATTGCTGGATTCAAAAACAATTTTATTTCCAAAGCCACGTTCACGCCTTGTAAATATCTTCCGTGTAAATTCAGCGGAAAGTTGCGTGATATCCGGTTCAATACAGTTTTCATAATATGAAATCCATTGGTTTTCTGAA